TCAGGAACGCAATGCCTTTTCCATTTCCCGGCGCAGGATATTATTTAACCGTGTCTGATAGCCCGGACCTTCACTTTCAAGCCAGTGCAGTACATCTGCGTCAATACGTACCGTTTTCTGTACTTTTACCGACTTATAGAATTTACCACGTACCGCGTTGTTCCAAACCGCGTCAGACAGTTCTGGCGCGTCGCTGTAATCGATATCTTTATCCGCCATGTTGCTAAGGCGATCAATTTGTTGTTTACGATTTACCATCTTCGTACCTCGCTCTCTCTTTGGCGTTGGCTTTACGAGCAGAAATAATCCTTATTGAGCCGAATCTGTCGGTATGAACCACCAGAAGTAATATCTGCCCGGCGACTTTGCCTATGGTCTGGTATCGCTTTTCTCCGTAATCAAATCTGTCATCCAGTACGCTCAGCGCGTCAGAATCAAAAAAGATTTCACAAGCGAATTCAAAAGCGACATTGTGCTTATGTAAATTTGAGTGGGCTTTATCCTCATCCCACTCAAATTCAATTCCATTAAGTGTGTGGTGAATATCCAAAAATCACACCATGTAGTTGCTTTTTGTAGTTACATTTTAGGCTACTTATTACCCATGTCAAGCAGAGTAATCAGTCTGGCAGGGTATCGTCATCAGTACGACTCACATTTGGGCAGCCAGTCGGCGTCAGATTCGTCTTTCAGCTCAAGATTGGTCTGTATGCCCAGCTTGGTTCTGCCCTTGAGGTAACTCTGCCCGTATTCCGACATCATGTTAGGCAGCACCTTACCAAAGGCCGTCAGGCTGATGGGCTTCTGGTGGCCGTGCGACTCCATAAAGGACAGATAGGCGTGGTACAGGTATTTACGCGGGTTACGTGGGGTGATGTTAGCGTTGCCCATATACAGCCCGGTGGTGTCGCTGTGCGCCAGCAGGTAGCCGCAAAAATCAACCAGCGGGTCGGCCTGCCGTTTGATTTCCAGCGCCTCAGCGGAGTGTTGCTGTGCCTGTAACAGTGTCCGGGCGTCGTTTGGCTCTGCAAAGCGTTTCATCAGGTGACGCACTATCACCGCCAGTTCAGCGCGGATTTTCTCTTTCAGCTTGGGGTCGCGTTCGCTGGCCGGGATGGTTTCACCGAAGTGGATAATCACCCGGCGACGGGATACGCCGCCGCTGCGGTCGCTAAAGCGCATCGGCGAGTTGTTGACGGCCAGAATCACCGCCGGTATCCGGGTTGAGTAAGCGTCACGGTATTTCGGGTCAACCATTACCGCATCGCCGCCGGTAATCGCCTTGATACCTGCACCGTCACCGCTCCATTTCTCTTGGTCAGGCAGGACGATGAGTGAGAAACGAGCGCTCACGGGATGATTCAATGGTGTTGATGGTGGCCGCCGTGGCGTTATCGTCCCCGGCCAGCATGATGGCAATTTCGGCCAGAATACTTTTCCCGCTGCCACCGGGGCCGGTGACTTCAAGGAACAGTTGCCAGTCGTAGCAGTTCGCCAGCACCATAAACAACGCGGCCAGAATGCGCTCCTGTTTATCAGGGTGGTTTCCGGCGGCTCGGGTCAGCCAGCGCCAGAAGTGCGGGGCATTGTCGGCAAGGTTTTCCCCGGTCTTAAACGGCGTGTAATCCACGTCATTCACGGTATGTAACCAGTGCTCCCGGCGATGCGGTTTAAATTCACCGCTGGCGGTATCAAATACCCCGTTACGAAAACCGATTAACCGGCGCTGGGGTTCAGACTGCATAGGAACAATCAGTTTCAGCGTATTAATGACACTGTCTATGCCGGACGCGGTGAAGGGTGCCTGTATCTTCTGAAACAGTGCGGCGATATCCCGGCTTAACAGACGGTGAGGCAGGACTTTCCATGCGCCGTTCTGGTACTGGAAGAACGTTTCCCCGAACGCGTCAATCGCCAGCGTGTCGCGGTAGTGTTCGCGTATCTTTTCCGCTTTCTCACTGGCGCTCATGGCCTTGAATTCAGCCTCGCCCAGCGACGCAAACGGGCTGGTTTTTTCCGGCTGGGTAAAGGCATGCAGATGCTGTCGGGTGGCGTCGGCACCCTCGGCACGATACACATCATTCCAGTCACCGAACACCGGCGGCAGCGCAACACGGCCATTGACGGCAACGGCGGCCTGTTCGGCTTTGCTCTGCGCGGTGCCGTTCTCGTCCCGGTCAGCGGCTATCAGCAGCGTGACCGCCGGGTGGCGGGTTTTCAGCTCACGGGCAAGGGACGGCAGGTTGTTCGCGCTGAGCGCGACATACACGCTATCACCGGTTAACTGATGCAGCGTTAAGCCGGTGGCGTAGCCCTCGGCCAGCCAGATAACGCTGGCCTGTTTGCCGCTGAAACAGTGAAAGGCACCTTTGACCTGTCCGCCTTTTAACGTGCGCTTGTCGCCCTGTGCGTTGATAAGCTGGAGATTCACCACCTCACCGTCCGGTGTGGTCAGTGGCACCAGTACATCGCCGGGCTGATAGGTGATACCGCCCATGCGCAGCGGTTTACCCTGTAGGGTGGGCACGGCCACATCCGGCCAACCTTTAGCGCTCAGGTAGGTGTTGCCGGGTTGTGTCACCGCCTCTTTCAGTTTGGCCTGTGCCTGAACCGCCGCCCGTTGCCGGGCGGCCTCGCTGTCTTCTTCAGGCATTGACGCTGCCGGACAGTCCGGCAGGTCGCCCAGCCATGCGCCTACTTTCAGGGCGGCTTCTGTCGGCGTCAGGTTCAGGGCTTTTTCCACCAGATTCAGGCCGTCCCCCGCGCCGCACTGGTTACAGAACCATGTGCCACGCCCTTCCTTGTTATCGAAGCGAAAACGGTCTTTGCCCTCGCACATCGGGCAGGCGGTATGTTGCCCGGTGGCATCAATGCGAATACCCACAGCCGGGAGCAGTTGCGGCCAGTGGCCGCTGGCGCGTTTCACAGTCTGTGTCACGGTAAGGTGTGCCATGCGTTGCCCCTTAATGCAGTGTGGTGTCGGTGTACTCAACATCGCTCAGGTCGCTGAGCGCGTCGGGTGTATCCAGCGTGGATGACAGCACTTCCAGCCGTTCGGCCAGCACAAACAACAGCACCTCTTTTGCCATCGGGTTATCCAGTTCAATCACGGCATGGGTTAAGGCGCGGCACTGGTCGGTCAGCTCTTCCGGGGTCAGGGGCGTGTCATCAAACATGGCGTGTACTCCGCAGCGGCAGACGGCCAGCAAACGACAGCACATAGTCACGCGCCAGCAAACGGCGGGCGCTGATTTCATCCGGGGCGATAACGGCTTCACGGTGCGGCAAGGCGCGTAATTCAGCGCGGCGCACGGCCAGAAACAGAAAGGTAAATTGCGGGTGTGACGGGGTGGGGGTCGTAGCCATGTGGCAGTCTCCGTTGAGTAGCTAAGATAGCTACCACCAGAAACGCCAATTTCAAGGGTGGTAGCCCAGACGGGGTTGGCGTAACCGGCCTCAACGAACACCGGCCAGCCCGAAGGCTGCCCCGCCTGAGCCACCATTGTTTGGATGCAATAACGGCTAAAAAGCTGCCGCACATTATGCAGGTGTGCTAAGGCTGCGACGTAAAAAAAGACGCATGGCGCGTCTGGTGTCGCCGTTGAGTTGTTCAGGACGCCAATCCCGGCTACCGATTTTGCGGCAGCGACAAAACTATAACGCCAAAAAGCCCCGGCAGGCAAGCCGGGGAAACGGATAAATTGCGCAGTCATGAACAGCCTCAGCAATTGGTCAGCGCATCACCGGCACGGGATGCGCAGTAACGCCGGGGAGAATCAGAGGCGGCGGGCGTCGGTGCAATGCTCAGCAGCAACGCGCCGAAACGCTGTTCACGGGCGGCAATGGTGGCCGGGTTACGAATAGCAGGCAGCAGTTGGTCGCACAGGCTGAGGGCTTCCCGTTCATCGAGTGTGACTGACTGCCCGGCGATAGTGAATGTGATCATGCGTGGTTCTCCTGTTGACGGGCGGCGATACGCTCGGCCACCCAGTGATGAATTTCGGACTCAACCCAAGCGACGTTCTTCCCACCCAGCGACACACGGGCGGGAAAAGCCTTGCGGCTACTCAGTTCGTACAGCGTCGAGCGGGAAATGCCGGTGACGTGCAACACTTCCGGCAGGCGCATTAAGCGCTCTCTGACCGGATGCGGTGACATCGGGGGCATAGCAGGAATGGGGGTTGGGGGTGTGGCTGACAACATGTGGCGCTACCTCGTTAATGTCCGCCCGGCTCTGGCCGGATGGCGCTGGATTTCTCTGGTAGCTCGCTATTATGTGAATATTTTCGGAGACCGCAACAAGGGGAAGTTGTGCCATACGCCAGCAAAATGGCCTAAAAATCAACCAATTCAATATTTCTGTTATACCGTGTTCTACCCTGATGCAACCACGTGCAATGACGTACATTTCTAATAATTTATTCTTTTATTTCCCCATTCATTTAGAGATAAAAGTTCTAAAAAAATCGCTCGCCAGAAAAAAGCTCAAAAAACCGGGTGAACAGTGTGAACACTCGGTGAAGAGTTTTTTATCAACTCTTCACCCATTTATTTATTGATTTATCTATTCTTTTTTCTCAGGTGAAGAGTAGTGAATAGTTTTATAAAATAGTTAGTTCCCAATTAGGGAAGCGGTCTGCGATAGAGATTGTTTTGTGTGGGAAGTGACACAACCGGCTCAGATAGCGGGAGTTGTGTGGTGAATTGCACAATAGCCACCAGATAACCCAAACAGGACAACGGCCATGGCTAAAACTTCCGCTTCAATACTGAATGAACGTATCACCAAACAACGTAACTACTACAACAATGCTAAGGCCGCCTATCAGAAAGATAACTGTGCTTTACAGAACGTGATCAGCGCGATTGAAAATGCCCAAAAGCAGCAGCGTGTGGAGCAGGAGAAAAGCCAGTTACTGGAAAATGACTGGCGGCAGCGCTTCCGTGATGCAGGCGGCCAGATGTCAGACGATTTGAAGTCACTCCATTTACAACAGGTATCACACAAAGAGCTGGCGAAAGAGTATGACGGTCTGGTGGCCTCGTTAGAGTTGGATAAAGAGCAAGCTGAATTGTCCGCTGCCAAAAGCGGACTGGATTATCAAAATGCCCACCGCTCCCTGATGCGTAGTTATGCCGCTTACGAGCTGGAAAAAACGATGGAAATGGTAGAGCCGCTTATCAGGAGCATGGCTTTACGGCTTCATGCACTTTCCCTGCAATCACACGACGAGCAGATCTATGACCATGTGAACTTCACCACTAGCGCGCACCAGGCCGTGAGTCAGGAAGTTATTCAGCAACTTGTCACCCGTATGGATAACTACCGTTTTGACATGAAAGAAGAAGCACTATTGCAGGAAATCGGCCTGTATAGCCCAACCCTACCGAATATCAGTGAAGCCTTGTTGACCAGTCCAATCAAACGGATGCAAAAAGGTCAGGCGCTACGCAAAGAACGGGAGAAAGCGAAATGATGTCTTGCCCGTTCTGCGGCCATGCTGCGCATACTCGGACTAGCAAAATTTTTTCGAATAATGTGAAACGGCGTTATCACCAGTGCCGGAATATTGAATGCTCTGCAACATTCCGCACAATGGAATCGATAGAGGAAATTATTCAGCCATCACACCGAAGAGATCTGCCGGTGCCAGATATTCCGTTATCACCGATCATGCAGAAAAAATATAAGGATTACCCGGCCTCAGCCCAACATAATTAGTTAGTCAGGTTATAATTTCATTGTCGTTAATATCAGGACGTCGCCCGCCATTGCGCGGGCTTTTTTGCGAGCTTTTTTCTCTGGCTAGCGATTTTTTGACCGTGCATGCATACGGTGCATGGAATTGCATGCAATACTTACCCCCGAATCTGCCCTACAGCGCCAGTACTGGCACGGCCTGAGCGCCTCCATGCAACTGCATGAAAAGCGCTACATAAAGCGGGCAGGCGTGGCGGGGGTAGCATTGCGCGCTAGGGGCTTTAATCTTCCGCACCTAATAAAATTGGACCTTCGTAAAATTTTCCTGTGCGATAATTTACTTCAAAATAGCTATATAGCCTCTGTGGGTGATCGTTAAATAGCTCATCTTTGGTAATTATGAATACTGGGATAGATAAGTTTTTTTTAGTTATATATTCTTTTATTTCAATTATCTTTTCGTCTGAATAAGTTAGTAAGCAAGATAGAATTATGAAATCACTGCCGATAATTTGTGCAGTATTGATTAGTTCATCTATCTGTCTTTTAGTAAATGAACTATTTGATTTGCATTCACATAATCCTAATTTTTTCCCTATTTTTATGAAAAGGTCTATGTCTGATATTAATTCACCGTTTTTAAAAATTTCATAATTTGATTCGTAATTAAAATGACTATATTTTTGCTTATGAATATGATTTATTAGGAGTGCAGTAGATAGTTGGCCTTGATCAATTGCTCGGCTTACTAATTGATTTAGTTTGTAATGATCGCTTTGTATTTTCCCTTCAATGAATACAGGTATTTTCACTGAATTTCCGCAATCTACGCAATAATTATCTCGTTGAAATGACTCCAGAGAAAACCAAAGAATTGCAGAGCAGTGGTTACATTTGAAATTTTTCCCGCGTAGCAATATTTTTTTATCACAAAGTGTCTGGAGGTTTGGTGAGAATTTTTCAAATTCATTCTTATTGAACTGTAGTTTGCTAATTATAGTTTCCATTGTCACTACAGTTGGTGTGAATGATATTTCACCTCTTTCTTTTAATGTTCCAAGATATGCTATTAAATCATCATTGGATGATATTTTTTCAAGTTCTGGCAGGGCTTTTTTTATTAATTGTTTGGTTCTGGTATGTGGTGTCAGAGATATAAGAAGATTAAATGTTTTCTCATTACACAATAAATAAGCATTATCCATTCCACCAATAATGTTTATTAATTGTTCGAGTATATATGTTTTAGGTGTTTCTTCAATAATTAAGTCAAAATGTGCAAAGTGATGTTTCAGTAATTCTTTAAATAATGGTAGTTTAAAAGACTGTGTGACTCCCGACGTCTGATAGGGGGTAAAATGTGAGAAATATACAGAAAGCCCCAATTTAGATAGGCGTGTGAAGTATTCAGGAAATGCTGATTGATCAATTAATTTATCACTAAAGTGATGGCCGAGAAAATATTTTTCAGGGTATAGAAATTCAGATGGACCTCTTATTTCAAATACATAGCCGCCTCCGAATCCAATATCAGAAAACGTTTTCTCATTCGGATGGGTTAGTAGTTTTTCTTGAGAGTTTGTTGTAATATATTGATCGTGCTCAAAGTTAATCCACCTTTCAGTGCCACCATGGAAATAATATTTATCTGCTACAATGTGTTCATTATCAGGATAGATATTTGATATGTATTTTCTATCTTCTTCATTTGAAATAACTATTGTTACGTCTTTAGTGATCGTTTTTCTATTTTTCTCTGAAACATCTATAGGAATCCATGCAAGTTGCGATGAATTATAAATGCATCTTATATTCCAAAAATATAATATGAAATCTAAATTTTATTTTTTTTGAAATAAATGCATATTTTTTTCCTTTTTCATGAAAGAAATTTTTAGGGTTGTAATTGATATCAAAAATACTAGAAGAGCTACTATATGCAGAACCTATACTATTAGTTAGGTTATGGTATTTTATATCATTATCGAAAAGGATTTTATAAATATCAGGCAATTCATCAACACAGGATACGATAACTTCTTGGAAAATTGATGGCATACTTTTCAATTGAACAAGGTTTTTTTTGTTTAGTACTCCATAATTCAAAACCAAAAATAATGATTCTGGAGTAGGTTCAAGTTTTGAGTGTGAAAAAACTTTTTTTGGGATTAACGTAGGGTCTTTAGACGCCAGATAAGGTGTTCCTGTGAAGGTGAATATTGGTGAGCCGAATTTATTTAAATTATAATTAGAGGATTTTGAATTGTATGTGGTGGTGTTAAAATGTTCAGATAAATCTAAGTCATTCAGTATGGAATAATTAAGAATGACGTCTGGGTCGTAACGATTTACAAACTCTTTGGTGTTTTGTGAAAATAATTTATCATTAGTGGGAAGAATTAAGTTTATAACGCCATCAATTTCAATCATTAGATGGTTGAAAATATCGTAAAAGGTTTTTATATCGTTCTCGTCGATAATGAAAACTTTGCGGACTGGCCTGATTTTTGTAGTTACGAAGGAATCAAACATACATAATTAATCCTTGTTAGGTATAATCTTTAGGTTAACAAGAGGAATATTAACTTTATCTCCCCACCAACTCATTAACTCAACTCTTTGTATTAAATAAGTCGAACGATTATAAGCTCTCCGAACTTCATTTTTATCGCAATGCGCTAACGCCGCTTCGATCACATCAGGGTTAAAGCCAGCTTCATTCATGGCGGTGCTGGCTATTGAGCGTAATCCATGTGCGACCAGTTTGCCACCGTAGCCGATGCGTTTTAATGCGGCGTTGGCGGTCTGGCTGTTCATGGGTTTTTTAGGATCGTTACGGCTGGGGAATACGTGTTCGCGGTTGCCGCTGATAGGGCGCATGATGTCGAGTAGTTCCAGTGCTTGATTGGAGAGCGGCACAATATGATCGCGCTTGGCTTTCATTCGTTCAGCCGGAATACTCCACGTTCTTTTCTCTATATCGATCTCAGCCCATGCCGTGGCTGAGGCTTCTGCTCGGCGAATCAGTGTCAATAGCTGCCATTCTAATAAGCAGCGGGTCGGAATGGACAGATTAGACATAGCAATGGTGCGCATCAGTTTGGGGAGTTCTTCTGGCCGGATAGTCGGCATATGCTGCTTTTTAGGGCGCTCAAAGGCCATACCAATGCCAGAGGCGGGGTTAGCGTCAATCAGCCCCGTGTTTACCGCATAAACCATGATTTCATTGATACGCTGTACCAAGCGTCTGACGGTTTCTAGTGCGCCACGGGCTTTAATTGGCTCTAGCGCCTGTATCAACGTGCGGGCTTTGATTTCCTGTACCGGGATGTTCTCAATTGCCGGGAGCACGTCTTTTTCCAGCGATCGCCAAATGTCTTTAGCGTGATCGGCGCTGACATTCGTCTGTTTCAACGTGAACCAGTTACGCGCCACATTGATGAAGACGCTTTCTACCGCGATTTGCGCTTCTTCGACTTCTTTAGCCACTTTTTCCTGTGGATCGATACCTTTGGCTAACAAAGAGAGTTTTTCGTCTCTCATTGCGCGGGCGTCGGCTAGTGATAACGCTGGGTAAGCGCCAACCCCGATCATGGTGCGCTGGCCGGTTGTTGGTTTCTGGTAACGGAACCGCCACAGCTTTTTCCCGGTAGTTTTGACTAATAGAAATAACCCGTTGCCGTCATGCAACGTCAGATCTTTGTCTGCCGCTTTGGCCTTTTGTACTTCAGTGTGGGTGAGGGGGCGGGTTGTCCGTGCCATGAGGGAATCCTTTGTCATTGGTATACACATGCAATTGGTATACGCCTTTTGGTATATATCCTACCGTATACCAATTCGTATACCAATAATCTCTGGATTCAGGCGAATAACGTCGGACAATTATGGACACAAAAAAGCCCGCAGGGCTGGGGGAAATTGAACTTTAGTCATAAGTATATGTTTTAATTTATTTTAAACTGTTGTTATTTTTGTTCATATAACTAAACGTATAACTAAAACAAAAAGTCACTCTGAAAAATAGTCTGCATATGGCGATAGAGTCTCGTTTGATACGCCGATTTTTAGCGCTGGGTGCTCTGTGCATTTAATTTTGCTTTACGACGCTCCAACGCCATCATTTTGCGTGTGTGCTGCCATAAAATCCCATCGAGCAACATAAACTCACGCCATTCGGCTGTACCCAAAGAAAGAGATCTGTGCATCAACTCGCCGACACGTTCAGCAAGAAGCAGGTTTCTTACTCGTAGCAATTGCAACGGCGTGAATCGCCCATCATCACCCGCCAAAGGAAAGAATGCCTGGCGGCTACGTTCCCCATGTTTCACCGCATTGGTGTTACCAACGGGAGCACCTGCACCGGTACGTTTTCCTCCCCAACCGGACGATCTTGATTGTTGGTTGTGTTTTTTGTTGTCTTTCATGGTTGTGTGAGGGCTTTACTAGCGTAATCTTTTTATTGCATCGTCATATGCTTCGGAGCGCTCACGTTTGCCAACTGACACAACAAAAACCACCACTTTTTCATCTTGAACCTGATAAACCAACCGATAACCGGCAGAGCGCAGCTTTATTTTGTAGCAGTCCGGCATACTCCGTAATTTGTTGGCTTCGATACGTGGGGCATCCAGAATGTCGGCCAGTTTCTTTTTGAATTGATTACGAATAGTCTCGCCCAGCTTGCGCCATTCCTTTAGTGCGCGTTCGTCAAAATCCAGAAAGTACGACATTAAAGATCATCCAGTGTCACGCGTACTGGTTTGGGGTTACGAAGACGCTCACGAACAATTTCAATCAATTCAGCATCTTCATCACTAAGTAATGCTTGCTTAAAGGGAAGTCGTTCATTTTCAGCAATGTATTCCAGTGTAAGACGCAATGCTTCTGAAGGCGTAACTCCCAATTTTTCGAGTGCGGCGTAGGAACGCGTTTTAAGATCATCATCGATACGGAGGTTAATGCTGCCCATAGGTCTCACCTTTGTAATTACGTTTGTCTTTACTTAGTATCACTCTTTTCTTACTTAGGGGCAAGACTACACATACTTTTTTAAAGGTAGAAAGCACCTTCCCTTTCGAGGGAGTAAAGATGTCTGTACTAGCAACTGGTATCAATTTTTATTAAGAGCTTATGAAGTGCGACAATGATTATTTTTTAATACTCATTACATTTTAAATAAACTTCATGAAATATAATAATGAAATTTACATAACAAAGAGATGAATATATATTATTTTTTTTTTGTTATTTAAGCTGGCGCTGAGTTTCTAATGTCATCTATTTTTTTTGCAATCTCAAATAAATTTCTTAATTGAGTGTTAGAAAACAACTGCTTAGTGATTTCATCGATTAAAGTTTCTCCAAATTCTACGATGAAGATTTCTTGCTGAGAATCAAAAATAAACTCCCCTATCTTGTTATGAGCTATTGAACACCTCATTCTATAAATCCAATATGCAGCAATATTTAAAATATCTTTTCTGTATTCATCAGCGGTTTTACTATTTCCGAACTTAGATTTATAATTATCATAGGAAGCATTCGATGCTGAAATAATTTCAATGAATCTAGACCATCTTACAGGGTCTTTCAGTGGGTTGCTATCTTTTGAGTAGTGTTGAAAAATATCTTTAGCTAAATCTAAAAATGGAATTAATTTGTACATTGAATCCAGGATTCCTCCTATTTCTGTAACGTAATCACCCATTAAGTTTTTAAGTGAAGATATTTCCTCTTTGTCATAAGACAGCATTATGTTTCGGAATTCTTTTATAGACGGTGGTAAGGTTTTTAATTTAATAACACAGACGTAATCATATAATAACTCTAGAAGATGATATTTTTTTAAGAAACGATCAAAACCATTGGTGGAGTTAATTGCATCAATTAACTTAGATGTATGTTCTCTTGTGGGAATGTGTAAGCCTTTGATTGCTCTTATTTTAAATTTATCATTTGAATAAGGTAAAGTTACAGGAGTGTGGCTAAACCCTCCCCATAGAGGAGCGGTATCCTGAAAATTATTAATATAATCAAGCTCAAAGTTTTCGTTCAATAAAATATATGACTTAGAAAAACCTGGAGTGAATGATAGCGAATGCAAGCAACTATTATCTTCATCTCTATTTAATTCGCTATCTACGATAGAACAAATATATTGAGGAATGGTTAAAGAATCGAACTCAGTGCTTACTTCATTTGTGCTAAGGCAAATGACTCCCATCTCAGTATCGAGATCATCACATAATATAATATCTGATGAAGCACTGATAGATGTCGACGTTATTTCTATTGGCATTATTCTATATTTGCCAGAGAACCCAACATCTATTTCTTCATTTAATTTAATAACTGTAACATAGAGTTTATCCGTTTCTTCGACAGAAAAAGACAGTATAATATTATGAGAATTTATTACATTCTCGAACTCATTGAAATTGTTAATATTCATTTATTCCGTTGCCATTTTCCAGCATTCACTAAAGACCGTAGTTCCTTCATCTCTAAAATACTCTTTGAATCCATTGAGTATTAATTTTCTAGTTGCATATCCAACGTTACTTTTCCTTGGATCTATGTCTTTTTTACTAATATCGAAAGTAATAATTCCGAGGGGATCAAAATTATTAGAAAGAAAAGAATTTTTTAGTTTTCTGAGGCCTTCAGAAACTCGGTCTTGCCTACCTGTTTTTATAAACTGAGATATTGAACAAAATAAACCAAGCATGACATTCTCAGAACCAAGCCAAGATTTAGCTCCTTTGAATGATTCCAGATTTGAAATTTCCTTTTCAATTTCCGGGCTATTTCTCTCATCCTTAGGTAAACTAGTTAAATAACTTAGTCTATTAGAATCATAGTTATTTTCGTAATATGACCAAGCCAGGGAATCAATTTCTTTTATTTCCTTGAAGTATTGTATGAATCTCTCGAATTTTTCAGTGTGCTCACTTTCTTCTGCGTCCATGACATTATCTTGGATTAAAGATCTTGCGATGACATCATCTTTATCTATTTCAGTTGTTTCCATTAAAAAAGCTTGATACGAAGAGGCAATTATGCCTAATGGATATTTGTTACTTTGAGTTCTTCTCTGCTGATCTCGCTCAGCAAAAATATCAATATCTTCAATTTGATGAGATATTATCTCCTTCAAAGACATAAATAAAAGTTCAATTTGATGCCTTACTGACATTGCCTTTTGGCCTGCATTTAGAACTATCATTCTATAAATTAACTTGCTCATGTCAGACTCAAGCCAAAATTCTAATAATACCTCTTGTTCCTCAGGAAATGAATGCCCCTCTTTTAAAATTTGCTTAAGTATAAGTGTTCTTTGAAGCCCATCAAGAATATCAGCGTTATCCTTTTGTTTCAAATGTTCAGCTAATTTAGGTGTATCATCTAAGTGAGCAATAATTTCATCAACTTTATGTAATTTCACAGAAAGAGTGATAGATGGTAGCAATGCCCCTGCTATAAGGTCACTTTTCAATCGTGCATATGCTTTGTGATTTTCTTTTCTTCTTTGTATGAAAAAACCTTCAAAGTCATCACCAACAAGCTCAAGATACTCTGAGATAGAACATTTACAGTACACAACATTTGCGCCTGTTCTATGATCTTTTGTTTTTCCTAATATATTGAATGCCAT